ACGGCGGACGATGTTCGCGCAATCCGGGTGTCAGCCGAGCCGCTCAGTGTCCTTGCGACCAAGTATGGGGTTGCCAAGTCTGTTGTCGGTTATGCCCGCAACGGCAAAACTTGGCGCGGGCTATGAATGTCGATATTGCGGAAGAGCTATGCAGACGGTTTGAGGGCCTGCACCGCGTCGGCTGCGATGGTCTGATCTATCCTTATCTTTGCCCTGCAGGCATTCCTACGCAGGGTTGGGGTACGGTTTACCGGCCTGATGGTAAGAAGGTCAGCATGGACGATCCGCCGATCACTCGGCAGACTGCAGACCAATGGCTAAAACTTGAATTGCTGCATACCTACGCGCCGGGTGTAATTCGTCAGTGTCCGATTCTGCTTGCGCTTGCACTGCAGACAAACGATTGGCGCAGGTTCAACGCAATCTTGGACTTTGCTTACAACTTGGGCGTTGGTCGGTTGCAGACCTCGACGCTTCGGCGCAAAATCAACGCACAAGATTGGGAAGGCGCAAAAGAGCAGCTTATGCTTTGGGTGCGCGGTGGTGGCAAGGTGTTGCGCGGCCTTGTTATCAGACGACAAGCAGAATGCGCGCTTTTATAGGATAAGACAAGATGCCATTCAGCAGCAACAGCGGCAAAGACTTCATTCGCTCGCTCAACATCAAAGGCAAAACCGTTCTTGATGTTGGCGCAGGCAGCGGAACATACCGAGAATTGTTTCCCGACATGGGTGAGCATTGGACTGCTCTAGAGATATGGGCACCGTATGTCACCAAATACGAACTGGCCTCGAAGTACAACGAAGTCATCGTTGACGACATTAGGACATTTGAGTTTTTCAAGTCCTACGACATTTGCATTCTTGGCGACATCCTTGAGCACATGACCGAGGATGAGGCTAAGGCAGTCCTAGCCAAAGTCAGAAAGCACTGCCCGACCGTCATTGTCAGCATCCCCCTTGGGCATTACCCACAAGAGGCATACGACGGCAATCCGCACGAAGCCCATGTAGTCGATGACTGGTCGCATGACCGCTTCATCAAGGCATTTGGTTATGCGGCTGATCACCACATCGACAAAGAGATTGGGGTGTATGTGTACCGCAAGCCGCGCATTGCGGTCTATGCAATCTCTAAAAATGAAGAACAGTTTGTGGCGCGATTTTGCGAGTCGGCCAAGGATGCGGACATCACCCTGATTGCCGACACCGGCAGCACCGACCGCACCGCAGAGCTTGCACGGGAGTGTGGCGCTACGGTCTATGGCATCTCAATCAAACCTTGGCGCTTTGACATGGCGCGGGATGCGGCCTTGGCCCTGATCCCCGGTGATGTTGATGTGTGCATCTCGCTCGACTTGGACGAGGTGCTTGAGCCGGGTTGGCGCGAGGAAATCGAACGAGTGTGGGAACTCGGCAAGACGACGCGCCTGCGGTATTACTTTGACTGGGGCCACGGCATCCGGTTCAAGTACGAGAAGATTCACGCTCGGCATGGCTACCGTTGGCACCACCCGGTCCATGAGTACCCGGTGCCCGACCGACGAATCACTGAGGTCTATGCCGAAACAGACAGGCTACTTGTCAGTCATTATCCCGACCCGACCAAGAGCCGCGGTCAGTATCTTGACCTTCTACGCATGGCGGTTGCTGAGGACCCACGCTGCCCTCGCAATGCTTTCTATTTTGCTCGTGAGCTAACTTTTTATCACCTTTGGGACGAGGCCATCGACCGGCTTAAGCACTACCTCAATATGCCGGAGGCCAACTGGTACACCGAGCGGTCCTATGCTATGCGCTTGCTATCACAAGCGTACGAAAAGAAGGGCAATTATTGGGAGGCTATAGCATGGGCTCGACGCGCGGTGGCCGAAGCGCCCAATACGCGGGAGACTTGGCTTAGGCTTGCCGAGTTGTGCTACCAGCATCATTCGTGGCAAGAGTGCTATAACGCCTGCCAGCAAGCCCTATCAATCAAAGATAAGGCCCTTGTGTACACAATGGACCCGACTGCGTGGACTGAGAAGCCGCACGACTACGCAAGCATTGCAGCTTGGCATCTTGGCCTCAAAGACGAAGCCATTGAGCATTGCAAAAAAGCTTTGGAATTTGCGCCAAATGACGAGCGCATCAAGAACAATCTCGCTATGATTGAAGCGTAGTTGCCTCTCTCCTGTCCTCAGATGTTGAGGTTAGCCCCCCTTAGCGGGGGCTTTCTTTTTCCACTCTTGTCTAATGACGTTTTCTAGGTAGGATCGGGCTGCGGCGCCCCGGATACGGCCCACATCTTCAAGATACTTTCGACGCCACGCGAGAGGTCGACTGAGGACGTATCGCGCTTCGCACGCGGCTCGAAATTCTTCACTCGCACGATAGTTTCGTCCCACTGGCCGTGCGCCTGATGTGTCACCGCTTTGTGCTTGTTCTTGCACATTCTGGTTCGCCGCACCCATCGATCAGTCTGACGGGTTTCCAAAGTACGCAAAGTCAAACCGCACTTTGGGCATTTGGGGCATTTGAGCATCTGGCGCTTTCAATTGCTTTCTCACAGGCCAATTCATACAACACGCCGCGCAGCACGCCGGTGATGTAACCGAGTTCTCTGGCTAGTCTAATGCGAGCCGATGTGTCGTCATCGGATAGCCCTTCTAGCTCCGAGAATTTTTTGGCCTCTGCTTGCATGACTGCCAAACGTCGATCTGCTTTTTCGCATTCGATGCGATAAAACTTAGTAAATTCACTCACCTCATTCTCCTAAATCGTGTCGTATAAAGCACCGCGGCCATCTCGCGCTCGTCCGGCCGATCGTTGCGGTTGAATGGCACAACACCGTCATAACCAAAGTCATGCGTGATGTACTCATAGACCTTGTCTTTGAACTTCACCACTAGGACTGATGGGATCTTGAGCATCTCCGACAGCATTCTCATCTTCTTAAGCTTGTTCAAGCTGATGAGATAGCCGCCACGCGCGTCTATTTCTTCGATAGACATGCTTCTGCACTTGATCTCCACCAGTCCTACCGGCGCCCCGTCTCGGGTGGCGATGTAGTCCACCACCGCAAACTGCGGGGTCTTCCACATCGTCACACCGTACACAGTCGAAACGTAGGCGGCTATGCGCCGCTCTGCGCTTTCATCGGCCGTGGTTTCGTAGATCATCTGGCAATCCAGATAACACCGAAGAAGATGGCCGCACACACATACGGTAGCCAGTTCAGCTTCTTAGGTGTCAGATCTGCGATGGGGTAGCCGACTACAAACTCGCACTCGGCCATGGTTCTTGGTGTCTTGTAGTGTGATGATTTCATGGTTAGATGCTGAATGGGCAATAGCTGGTGAAGATGCGGGTGAAGGTGTACTTGCACTGATAGTCAGCGCAGTACGTGCCGACGTATCGACCACCCTGCTGGGTGCTGATGAAGTCACACGACACCAACGTGCCGGCGCGAGCGAATGCGACCATGGGCGACAGGTTTGCCGCGACGATCAAAGCGATAAACAGGTTTTTCATGTTGCACCTCAAAAAGGAATGTCGTTGTCTTGCTCAGTGATGGGCTTGCGTGACTGCTCTTGCGCCGGACGGTCGCCAGCGAACTCGATTGCATCCACAAACCCGGCAAGTTTCACGCTGGTGGTGCCGTCTTGCTTGGTGAATGTCTCAACGTGCATATCGCGGATGTCGAGAAACACCGACGTACCCTTCTTAAGGTAGGGCGCCAGCTTCTCTGCGCGCTCGCCAAACAGAGCCGCATCGACCCATTGGCTGGCGCGTTTTCCATCCTTACCCGGCTTTCCATAGTTCCAAGCCACCGACAGGTTAGCAACAGCCTTACCGTCGGGGGTGTATCGCACTTCCACGTCGCGGCCCAATCGCCCGACTCCGATCAGCTTCATCATTTATTTATCCTTTCAACTAGCTCACTAACTTCCGAGAGAAACTTGGTCACCTCGGCTTCCATCTGAGCAATCAGCTCAGAATCTCGATTGATCCGCACCATGAACACCTGCAGGTGCTCGGGGAACCGCGGGTCATATGACACAAAATCTGCCCACTGCCGGCCGGTGCAGGCCATCTGCCACTGCATTTGCAAAATGTAGTCAGTGGACGGTTTCTTGGTGACCAGAGTCTCGAAATGCTTCTTAGACTCCGGGCACTTGATCTCCAGCACACCATCGTCGCCCACAAGGCCATCAGGCGAAGCTCCAGCCATCTGAATGGTCGGATGATCTATCAGCCCTACCTCGGTCACAAAACTGCCCGTAGCGATCTCGTACGCGCTTCTCGCTGCAGGCTCGGTGTCGATGCCCCACTGCATGGCCGCGGACGTAAATCCGGGTGCCTTGCGGCCAGTAATCCGCTCAAGAGCAAGCTCGAACTTGTAGTTCTCGCGGGATGCGCCATATCCGGTCTTGGTCTTTGCCATGATGTCGCCCATGCGACTGGCCGTGGCTTTGCCTAACCGGGCTGAGTACCACTCGTCTGTACGCTGGTCCATCACGCGCCTGCTTTCTTCTTCAGCTCGGCGCTGAACTTTGTCCAGAACGGTCCTTTTTCGGGGCTAGGAGCCAAATCCTTAAACGCCTTTTCCAGAGCTTCTTTGCCCTTAGCGGCTGCGGCCTCAAACTCAGGCAAATGCTCTGCCTCATACGGGGTCAGCTCTGAGCGGGTGTCGTTTGTCTCTTCGATGATGTCGTTCTCAAACGCATCAAGCGCGGCCAGCCAGAGATACCGACGCTGATAGGTTTCGACCGCGCCGATGTTCTGGACCTCATGGCACCCTTTTAACGCTGCGGAGCCCATGGGCGAGGTGATCAAGATCCGGTCTTCGGGCTTGTCGACGTTGACAATCGTCATCGTGGCGATGTCTTTATCAAAGGCCACGACAGCGCACAGGCCGGCGTTTTGGAAGGCCGCTAAAGCCGGCTGGACGATGTCGCCCAACGTGAAATAGTCGTACTTGCTGAATTCGTTTCGTCCTGTTTTCTTCGGCGCGGTCTTGTGGAACTCGCGCCGTGCGTCGTTTAGTTTCTTGTATACGCTCATCATCTATCCTCAGAATGGTGCTGGCGGTGCCTTGTCAAGCGCGTCACGCTTTTTCTTTGCGAGCAGGCGTGACAATTCCTTGGCTGGTAGGGCACCAAACGGCCAGCCAAGGGGATTGCGTTTTTTGTGGGGGGACAGCGGGATGGGTGTGTTCATCATCTAGCTCCTGTGCGCGTAGTTTATACACTAACGTTAGCGTGTTTGTTAGTGTAAACCCGCATTAGCCAATCGATCGCTTGGCCGTTCTGCACCTGAGAGCCAGTCACCCGCAGGATGCGCCAGCCCAGACACATAGCCTCGGCATACTTCTCACAGTCTAGTGTAAATCCGACACCTGTCGTGTGCCGGCCGCCAGTCCATACGCCGCCTTCGATCTCCACACCAAGCTTCTGGTCCGGCCACGCAAAGTCTAGCCGCCACAGACGTTTCGGATGGAACCTGTACTCGCGCCGGCCCTCGGGCATTCGCATGGCCCTGAGTTGAAAAGCAAACACCTCCTCCAGCTCACTCAGGCCAGAGCCCTGCGGTTTTAATGTGTTCTTTAGTTCTTTCGTGAGCTTCATTCCAAATCCACTGTTTGGTTTCTCGACACGCCTTGCCTTGGTCCACCTCAAAATGGCATTGGTAGCACAGTGCGGCGACATACTGGTCTGACGCCTTGATGCCGCGGCCTTTGCCATGCATCGATTGATTAGAGTGTGCTGCCACCACGGTGCCGTCTTGAGCCCCGCAGGACTGGCACGGCAACGTCCTGCAGAATTCGAGAATACGTTTGTCGCGCACGTAATCAAACTTGGGCCTCAAAGCGCACCCCCAGTTCTTGTGTGGCATGTGCTTCCACGCGCGTCATGTACTCGGTAAACTCCCCGACCGTCATCTCGGTTGTGCTCTTGCGCCGGGTGATGATCTCGCCGTCTGGCAGTACTACCTCATCGCACACGCCAAACTTGCGAGCAAAGTACTCATGCCACACGTCGGCCGCATGCAGCTTGCCGCTGACAAACGCCTGCTCCGATATGGTCTTCAGTATGAAACCCCAGTACCGCTTATTCTGCTCGGCGTTTCTGCGCGCGCTGGAGGTTGTGACGATAAGCCGCAAGGGTGTCCCCAAGTCCACCATCTGCTTGGCATGCTCCTTTACAAAGCTGGCAAAACCTTGCCACACCTCCGGCGAACGCAGTATGAACTCCCGGTAGATAACAGTCATTTGATTCCTCGCATAGTCTCTCGACCATCACATTAGATTTCGACCAGTAGTGCTTGCATGTTTCTCGGCGAGAGCACCAGCCGCCCATGCATGCAATCAATCCTCTTCCTCCTCAATCCCGTACTCCTCGGGCTCGGGATGGTCAGGATCAGACGGGTGAGGATGGCGCATCAGGGCAGACTGATATGCACGCTTGCGCCGATAGTCATACTCGTCGTCCCACGCCTCGTCTGGGTATTCCATGATCATTCCTTCACAAACACGCCAGACGGCAGCAGCGTGCCCTTTCGATCTTTAATCTGATCCCACGCACCGTTCAAGCACTCAACCATGTCAATGTCCAACAACGCGCACATGTTGATCATGCACACCAGCGTGTCACCCACGGCGTCTTTGATGGCCGGCATGTCGTTCTTAGACAGTGCATCCGCCAACTCGCCCATCTCACTCACAGCCTTTAGGTACTGTGCGGTCGGGGTGCTGTTGGGAATGATCTTGCGGGCCTCGGCCCAGCGCAGAATCTCAGTCTCTACGATTCGATACGTCGCCACGTTCTAGCTCCTCAATACAACGTTTAAGATAAATTGCTTGGTCAAGCGCCTCTTCGTAAGCATGCTGCAGCCATTGCTTTAACGACAGAGGGTTGGACTCAACGGTAGTGCCGTACTTGTTCAAGCCCTGTTTCTGTCGATACGTAATGTCTACGCATACTCGAGCTTCAGTTCCCGATGCTGGCAAGATAGTCCTCCATCAGTTGTTTGCGTTTGCTCAAGAATTCCTCTTCGCTCATCTTCACTACCGGCGATGCTGCTTCGCAGTACAACAGATACAAATCTTTCCAAACTCGACTGGTGTCTGTCAGTGCAACGATGCGTTCTTCCATCATCTTTTGCGCTGCGTAGTACCTCTTGTCGTCTGAGAATGCGTAGTACCAGTCATGGTCCTGAAGCAATTGCTCAAACTCAGCAATCGTTTTAATGCGTTTCATTTAATCTCCCGATACAGAATGCGACCGTTAGGCCGTGCGACAAACTCTGCTTCACCAGCCATTACTTTCTGAATCCGCATCTGCTTGATCTTCTCGCGATACTTTGCTTGTCGCTCGGCTGGCTTCATTGACCTACGTTTTTCGTCTTTGCCTTCACCAAGCTTGTAAATCTTGATCAGATCGCGACCACGTGAATCTTTCTCCCACATGCAGATGTGCAGTGCATTGATTTCATGCAACTCACGGCAGTACTGAAGCACCGTGGCGTAATGAAGGCCAGAAAGCTCTGCCAGTTGTTTGCATGTGTGCACGCCTTCCATCAACAGTTTAATAAGTTGCGCGTGAGCAATTGCATTAGTCTTGTTGATCTTGCGCTTGCCCTCTGCAAAGTTGTAGTTCGCTTTTTTCATGGTTTGTGCGATTCTTTTCTCAATTCTTCAGCGATATTTGCAACCAAAGTTGCCCATGCCAACTTTTCTTTTTCTACGCAAATCTCTGACAAAACATTTAAATAACTTACACATTTTTCAAGTTCAGCAGCAGCTACAAGTGAGGCAAATTTTTCTAGCCCGGGAAAAATCAATTCTTCGGCATTAGCTTTTTTGCTTGACACTGTATGAACATAGTTAACCCAAAAATCCCAAAGACCTGCCTCTTTTGCAAATTCAATTACAACTTCACGCTTCATTTTTTTTCTCCTTTGGTTTATTAAATTTCCTCATTGGGCCATTGCGACCAAAGCAAGACAAAGATTTCGCTTAGCTTCATAGTTGTTCCTCCACCTTTGCTAATGCAGCGTCTGCCGTGTCTGCAATCGACATTCCAATGTATCCACAATTCGTTGATGCTTCGTTCCAAATTTTTTCTAATGCTCGCACCAGTTCGGCGTTGAGTGCCATCATCTGCGCCACCCGCTCCGGTAGGTCGTGCCAACTCCAATTGGTCAAGTCAGGCTCAGGCCCACAGATGGCAATAGCAGTCTCTCTGAGTAGCCCGGACAGACGCTCCCGCAGCGCGTCTGATTCCTCAAGATCAGCGTGCAAGCGGCGCAGTTCGGCGGCAGCCTCATGGCCCAAATGAACGCTTGGGAAGTCGATACATTCAGCAATCCGCAGTGCTTCACTCATGCTCTTGCTCCTTAATGCAAAACATAGTCTTTCCATACAATCCCCTTTGTGGGATCACCGACTTTGCACGGCTTGACCCACACATTCTTTCCGCTGCGAAGTCTACGAAGATGACCACGCCGGTCATGTAAACGGGGACTGGCGTGTGTGCCTCCTTTTGGCTCGCCCTTCGGCTCTACAGCCTCAATCACGACCGTGTGCCAGTCATACGAAGGTGTTTTGCCTTGCGCGATCTTGCGTTGATTGGTGAAGGTTTTTGCCACAGTTGGCACATAGGCAGTGCTGCGTTGAGCCATTGAGCCATACCAAGCAGAGACAAAACCAAGAATCATCTCGGCTTCCTTTTGATCAATGGTGTCGCCTGCCTCCGCAGGGCCATACTTGATCTGCCCTTCGTCAATCGCATAAACAAGCAAAGGGCTTGCAACTGGCCTTTTACCCGGAGGGCATCGAGTGGCGCTGATCACAATGCCTTCTTCAGGGTCTGTGCCTACCACGATCATGTGCATGGAAAAGTTTTCGTAGGACTTTGATGACCCGCGCCACACAACCGCGCACTTGGGAAACGGTGGCCGCATAAAGTGCAATGGGTCTTGTGGTTGATGCGTCTGATCTTCAAACATTCCGGTTGAATCAAACCAATGCATTTCGGTTACATCAACTCCCGCATCAGCCATCTCCCGCATCACATCCCGCATAAGTTGCGTGGTCATGGCTCTTGCTCCTTTATGCCGTGGGCGCGGCGAATCACTACTCGACCGCCTTCAGCCCCGCCACCGCAGATGCGAGGAAGTCCAAACTCACTAGAATCAAATTCCCGCGCCCAATCATCTAGAGCGTCGTAAATCGCATCGCACTCCTCATCCGTCAGCGGCTTGCGCGGGGTGGGTGCGGTGTAAACCGGGATGCGCCACTCACCTTCGCAAGTTCGGGAAAAGCGTGAGTAGCCCCGGTGCACCAGCGATTCGTCGGCGCACATCCACGCCACCGGCTCCTGCTCAGGCTGCGGGAACATTCGCTTCATCAATGCCAAGTTCTCTGCTGCGTTTTGTATCTCTTGAGCGGTGGGCTCAAGCCTTGCTGCCATACAGCACTTACCGGGCGGGCAATGCCCAAGTCCCTCTGCGCCGCTGTCGATTGCGTACTGACACCGCCCATCGCTTCGGCACGGATAGTCGGGGTGGGGCCGCTCCTGCTCAGGCTCGGCAAGGGCTTCGTGGAGGGCGGTGATGGCGTCCTCTGTGTAGCCCTTTGTCATGTGCGGATAAGCGGTGAAAAAGTCGTTCAACGCCTCAAGCGCCTGCTGCGCGGCTTGTCGTAGGTTCATGTCTTCTCCTGTGTTGTGACCAACGCAGTTTATCGCATGTCAAGCGTAATGTTATAGGGCAAACCCTGATGCACGCAGCGCTATAGCGTTGAGTACACTGGCGAAGAACCCGGCTAGGAAGGGAGTAGCTACCCTTCCGAAAAGCGTAACCACCCCGCCTGCCGCGGCTTCCTTCAGGGTGGAGTTAGTGGGTGCGTCATGTATTACTACACGTTCAACATTGGGGACTATCAGTCCCACACCGGCCATCTCGATCCGCTTGAGGACATTGCGTACCGGCGCATGATCGACTGGTGCTACCTGCATCAAAAGCCGCTGCCAGACGACACAGGCAAGATCGGGCGGCTGATCCGCATGCCAGACAACTTGGCAGTGATCCGCGACATCCTCAATGAGTTCTTTACGCTCACGCCAGAGGGCTGGTGGCAGCAGCGGATCGAAGAAGAGATTGCTCGATACGAAGAGAAAAGGGAACAGGCGTCGAGGGCCGGTAAGGCATCCGCTGAACGTAGGCTCAACGGGCGTTCAACTGAGCGTTCAACGGGCGTTCAACCAACCAATAACCAAGAACCAATAACCAAAAACCAAGTAAAGAAGACGGCTGTCGCCGCTCCCCCCGAGGGGGTATCACAGTCGGTTTGGGAAGACTTCCTGCAGCTGCGGAAAGTCAAGAAAGCGCCGATGACAAACGCAGCCTTAGCAGGCATCATGCGCGAAGCCGAGAAAGCCAAGTGGACTCTTGAGCAGGCCATCAGCGAATGCTGCGCCCGCGGCTGGACCGGCTTCAAAGCGGACTGGGTTGCCCAACGGTTGCCGGCCGGTACAATGACGGTGCCAAGCAAACCGGATCGCGATCCTGAGCTGGTCAAGCTGGACCGTGATGCGGCCAATCGATCGACGCCGCCGCCGGCAATTCAGCAAAAGCTGCAGTCCATCCTGAGGAAGGTGACATGAAGTTTTCAGTCGAAGCAAAGCAAGCCGACCCGGTGATGGACTACGTGATGATGATGCTGCACGCAGCTACGCAAGCTCACATCCTGCATTGGAAGACGCCCAGCCGGTCCGACCACGAGGCCCTAAATATTTTTTACGAACAAGTGCCTTCACTTTTGGACAATTTTGTGGAAAGCTTTCAGGGGAAATACGGGAAGCTACACGACTACAAACCCGGCTTTGAGTTGCCTCCTGAGCCTTTGGCCTTCATCTCTGCAGTTTGCGAACGCATTGAGGTTTTGCGCCGGGAAAAGCGATTCCCTCAAGACAGTTTTTTGCAGAACATGGTCGACGAGATGGTCGCGCTGTGCGAAAGCACCAAGTACCAACTCAAAGAGCTGAAGTAAAGCCATGCCACTGGTCAAGCGTCAATCTGGCTGGTTCTGGGGCTCAAAAGGCCCCTTTGATTCCAAAGCTAAGGCGCTTGCCGTGGCTCGCGCGGCGTATGCGTCCGGTTACAAAGGCGAGGCCGAAGAAAAAAAATTTCTGGTGGCGGAAGCTGAAAAAAATGCTTCTTCCAAAAAAGCCGCCAGCTAAATTTTTTGCTTCAAAATTTTTTTTTTAAGAATGCGTAGTGGGGTCTGGGCATTTTTTCACCCCCCTTTCGCCCCTAAGTGAGCGCTCACTTCACCGGCTGGTTTGTTAGCACTTACTTCGCCAGCGGACCGCACCAGCCCTCGCGGCACCCATCGGCCACCATCCCCAGCGCCACCGTACCCAGCGCGCCCAAGTCACCAGCGCCACCAGCGCCACCGGTCACACGCCAGCGCCACCAGCCCGGCCGCTAACCCGGCCACCAGCCCACCAGCCACCAGCGCCGGCCATTAGCCGCGCCACCAGCCCACCAGCCACAAAGCCACATCAGCCCACCAGCGCCGGCCACAATGCACATTAGCCCCGGCCATATGCACGCCAGCGCCAGCCCACCGACCACCAGCCCACCGGCCGCAACACGCACCAGCCCGCTATAGCGGCCGCATAAGCTTTCCACCGGCCAGCATGCCACCGGCCACACGGCGCGACAATCTAGCAGTGAGTGCTCACTTACATCACGACGTCAAAAAAACCCGGGATTGAACCCGGGCTTTTGTCACGTCGCGGTCAGGCCGGCAATTGGTCCACCAACGGCCAGAATTCGGCCAGCCTATGGGCCACTACAGCGCCCCTATCGTCGACGGGTTCAAAGTAGGCCAACCCCATATGCGTTGGCCAATCTAAAAGCTCAAACAATCGCGCGGGCTGGCGCGTATCGTCCAGCATCACACCCACGGCGCCGGGTTCGGGTTTTTTCATTGCATGCCCCTTGTTAGCACGTTGCGCGCATCGTCGCGAAGCTTTTCCAATTCGCCCAATGTGTCCAGCATTAGGAAAGCCAGCCCATGCACGCCGTCGCGCGATAGGGCAAGCTTTTCGGGGTTGTCATCCATGAATTGCTTCAGCACGTGCGCGGCCGATAGCGTCGCGTCAACCCGGTTTAGGACATAGTTCAATTCGGCCACTATGGTGGCAAGAGTCTCGCGCAATTGTTTGTTTGTTGCTTGTTTCATTTTGTGCTCCTTAGATTTTTGCGATTGGAATCACGCGGCGCGCTTTTGCATCGGCCACACGTGCCCGGGTTCCATGTGCCCGGAAACCGACGATAACGGCGCGGTTTGCCCTTTGGCATAGGCCGCACGTCGCGCACGTCACACCGTCGCGCGTTTGCGCTGGGCAAACCACAATCGGCCGGCCCGCTGGCGTCGTAGAGTGCTCGGGCGTGTCCATTGGAACAATGCACGTCAGGGGCAATCCAGCATCGGCCAGCTCATCACACTCCCCAGCATCGTCGGCGCTTAGGTTGACAGTAAACCCCCAGCGCGTCGCATGCTGCGCCCATTCAATGGCCGATAGTGATTTTTTATGCGTATAAGTGAATCCACGTTTTCCGATGTTCGCGCGGACAATTTCACCCGGCGCCACCGGGTCCACAGTCTCGCCCTCGCCGGGTAGGTCGCCGGCCACATTGTGGCGCCACAATTGCCCATCGGGTAGCGCTGCAATCCGCGCGACCACGTCGGACAGTGACGCGCCGCGCTGGCCTACTTTGTCCCAAACCATGCGGGTGTAGAAATCTTCGGCGTAGCAATCCTCCCGATAGTGGGGGCACGATGGGGGACACGTCGCGCGCTCACTGTATGTAACGGGGATTGGTCCGGTTTTGCTGTTGCTGGATACCGGTACAAAATGGATTTTGCTCATCATTTAGTCCAATCAAAAATTTAGAGAATGCCGAATGCCCAAAGCGCCAGCGGCGCCAGCACGCACGCGGCCAGCGCGCAAGCTTGAACAATGTCACATAGTAGCGTTTTCATCATTTAGACCATTCAGCGTCGCAACATTACGACGCGCGAAGTGTAACGCTAGAACATCGTAACGCACAAGCCACGGCGCCATTAGGATAAACCCTATGCCACGTATGCCACCCGCACAATGCGACGCACCCCGATGCAAAGCACCGGCCGCGCCACACTCCCGCTTTTGTGTGGACCACACCCCAGCCCGGGCACCCGCACCCAGTAGGGCAGACGGGGCCGCATATAAGAGTGCAGCATGGGCGCAACTAAGGGCCGCGCAGCTATCCCGGGCGCCACTATGTGCGGGCTGTCAGTCTAGGGGCATTGTCACGGCCGCTACCGTGGTCGACCACGTATGGCCTTGGCGCGCTATCGGGCCCCATGCATTCCGGGCGAATCGGTTTCAGTCTCTATGCCCCGAATGCCACAGCATCAAAACGGCGCTCGAATCCCGAGGCACGTGTCGAGAATTCGGGGTACGGGATTGGGCGCTGGCCGATTACCCGGCCACCGCATAGGCCACGCAGCCACATTCCGCCCATATAAATCAACGGGTTACAAACCGAATCGAATGCTGTGCCACAGCGCCCAGCTCTAACGCATTGTTTGTTTGTATCCAATAAAATCAAACACTTACGCGTGTTTGCTCACGTTTTGGTCGCACAATCGGCCGCAGGAGCGTGATTTTGAAACTAAAAACCCCGTTTTTCGGTCGGGAG